CCAGATCGCTGTAGCCAATACCGCGTCCGTCAGAGACTTTGCGGTTTTCTGTTTTTTCCCACTCACATATAACAAACATGTTTGTGTTTAATGTGCGTGTGCCGCGCCCATCTTGCAGGTCTAATTCAAGTTTAATTTTCATGCCGTACCTTTCGTGTCGGGCCGATGTAGGCCGTTGGTTACGCTACTGCAACGCTGTAAACGCCACCAGTAAACACAATGTCAATGGTGTCAAGCGCGCCCAATGCAGCGTTGACAATTGGCAAGGTTTCTAGGTAGCAACCCGTAAGTGTTGACTCTGGGTTAGTTGCGCTAGTAGCTGCGCTTGTTGGCTTAATCTTTACAGTTGTGGATGTGCCCACCAATGCAGCCAATGTTGCGTAAGTCTCTGTCGCAGCAAAACTGTTGTACATCGTCAAAGTCAATGTGCTGTTCTCAAGTCCAGCCGTGTAAACGCGTGCAGTCTTGCCAAACGATGTGCTTTCCAATGCCTCGATCACGCGCGTAAAGTTTGCGGCGCTGGTCTGGTCGGTAAGGTCAACGGCATTGACCGTGACTAACGGGTTAGATAGGTAAGTGCTGGTAGCCATGTGGGTTAAATCTCCTCGTTGGTGTCTGCATTAGTTTTAGCAGGTTTTTTAGGTTTAGGTGTGGATTGCTCAACAATGAAACCGCCAGACAAGAGCGCTGCCACGTTGATGCCCTCGTCAGGTATGAACGGATCACCGACTATGCCGAGTTTGCTGGATGCGATGGTATAGATCATGCGGTTTGTGCCTGCACTTTCACTGTTAGGTCATAACACGGAAACGATGCGCCGCCAATGTCAATTGAGCCGGGTTGACCTGATAGCACGATGACTTTAGATGCCAGCACCAATGCCACAACTTGCAAAATCTCGCGCAAGACTGGCAGACCTGCAGGCCCAGAGCCAACAACTTTAAGCGGTAAATCCATCGTGACAATGTTGCCGTTACCTGCGTAAGTCGTAAAACTTGGCGCTAATAGGAACACGCAGTTGGGCACAAGTTTAGTGGGGTCTGTTACTACCCTTAGCGCACTTACGGCCGTTAGCGTGGCTGCTACATCGTCTATGGCCTCGTTTAAGAGGTCTGTGTACGGTGCAGGCATTAGGCAACCGCTGGTCGGGGGATACCCAACAATTGCTTAACTATCGGTGTCAACGATTGCTGGGTTGGTGTGCCCATTGTGTCAAACGCTGCAAACGCTGTCTCGATGCTGCCACGTGAACGCCACAGAGCTGCGGCATACATGAGCGTGCCCAGCGTGACATCGTGACCCGGTGACGTGGTAAGGCTGTCAAAGTAACCTGACTCTTGACGGCGGCGGTAGCAGAAATCGTTGCCAGCGGCGCGTGCTTGTGTGGCAAGCGTGTAATCGTCTGACGGATTGGTAATGGTTACGCCCAAGTAGGTAATTAGTTCGGCAACAGTAACCCATGTGCAGTTTTGTGTATGCACCACACTGCCTGTGTAATCAACCACATAATTTACAGCGCTACCTGTGCAGGCGTAGATAATCTGGTTGGGTCTGGCAACCTCTGGGTTAAATTGCAACTCGCCAGTGGTTGGGTCAACGCCTGTGAACTCGTACTGCGGTAAATCAAGCACCTTAAATGTGCCTGCAAACGGCGCAGCCAATCCACTAACGGTTATGTTTTCGCCAACAACAATTTCTGCTTCCTCGAGCGTGCTAATGCACGCGTAGTTAGAGATTAGTTGTTTACTGGCTGTTGTGTAAGTTGCCATAGCGGTCTAAGTCCGCTACAGACTAAGCGATTACGATGCCCTGAATAAACGAGGACTTAGCAACAAATGTTGAAAAGTAACCGTAGTAAGAGAACGTGCGGCTCAATGTGCTTGGGTTAGCAATCGACAAAACACCCTGCTGGGCTTCGTAAATCTCAAAGCCCGGTGCATAGGTGACAAGCATTGTGCCTGCAGCGAAGTTGTTATCAACAACCAACGTCAAGCCCATGACATCCATTGCTGTGTAAGCAAGACCGCCAACTCGACCAAGCGAGTTTTGTCCAAGTACACCGTTTGTGGTGTAACCCAAAACTGGACGCTTGTTAGCGTCTAGCTGCGCACCCAACTTTTCCCATACGTCTGGTGAGACGCACAAGTGTGTTGGAAAGAAGTTGCTGTCCTCTGTAATTTCGCGTGCTGCGTCATACAAAGAGTTGATCAACGATGTTGGGTCACCAGCGGTAACAGTCCAAGTTGAGCCTGATGCTGTTTTGCCAGCAACAAGTGCATCTGCTGCAATGTTGTCGGTAGCAATCATGTACTCACCAGCAAGGTCAGCAAGGATCAAGTTCATTGCTGCAGGATCAGTAAAGTCCATGTCTTGCATTGTCAAAGTGACTTGACCAGCAACCGTTGATTTTGTAACGGTGTTGGATGCGATCACCATTGTGGTTGCGCTAACTGCAGAGCCTTCGGTCTGTGTTGCGGCGCTTGTGTGCGTGGTGATTGTTGGCCTGATGAAAGTCTTGCTTGGTGTGTTTGGCATCGAGCGCGCACCAAAAGCGGTGACAACTGGACGCACAAAGTTCAGGTCTTGGAATAGTGGCCCAAGTACTGGCACTGGCAAAAGACCCGGTGTATCAGTTGTAAGTACATCGCCTGCAGCTGCTTGCAATGCTGTTTGCTGATCGCGCACGGCTTCTTTGTATGCAGCGTTCACGTTGTGGAAAGTGTCTCCACCTGCGTGCATTGCTGCCAAGTATTCGCCAGCGGTTGGCATGGCAAACTTGCGTTTTGCTTGTGCAAAAATTGGTGCAGTTGGGATGGTTGCTTCGACTGCTGGGATGGTTGCTTCGCTCATGGTTTCGTTCTCCTGTGTAGGTTCTGTTTCTATAGTACTTATTTCTGGCTCGTCTTGGTGGATACTCGCTGCAATGTCGGTGATGATCGCACCTGCAAATGCTGGCACTGGCACTAGCGACAACTCAATCCAATCGGCGGCGGTCACTGTGATCGTTCCGTCTTTGGCTGTGGTGTATTTGGTTGGGTTTACGCCAACCGATACAGAGTCCAAAACGCCATCAAGGGCTAGTTGCAACGCATCATCGCCCTGTGCAGTTTTGCTGATCTTGGCTGTGAACAACATCCCCTCTGGGCTGTCCACGCGTTCCGTGACAATTCCTATGGCGCTAGAGGCCATATGGTTTAGATATAGACGTGGTGCTTTGCCGTCAACTGGCAGGCTGCCCTGCTCAAAGATCACTGACGTGCCATCGGCAACGGTGGCTGCAACGCCGTAGGGCACTGCAATTCCTGTAATTTCGCGGCGGCCTGTTTCGCCAGCTGCTGCGTCAATGCTGACCTGTGATGCAATAAGTTTAATCATGATTGCGACTGTACCTCATCGTAGGACTCTGGTTGTGCCATCTCGTTACGCTCGCTGTAGTCACCCATCAAGTAGCCCTCTACGTCAAACTCAACATATGTGCCGTTAGGCAAAACATTGTTTTGGCTTAGTGTGCCGGCTATGCAATCGGCGTAAGCGCGCGCGCCAAAAGTCCACAGATCGGCACGGCTCTCACTGCTTGACTGGTACGAATAACTGCCCACAGAAACGCCAACCAAATATGGTGGCACGTTGCACAAGCGCGCCATTTCCATTGCCTGAAATTCGGCAGAGTCAATTAACAGCATTTTGTCTGGGCTGGTGCTGGTTTCGGTGTAAGACAAATACTCGTTAAGCGCTGCAGTCTGGTTGGTCATGCGCGCTGCGTTAAATGCGCTTGCAAGATCGGCTAACTCTTGCGCGTTTAGTGGCTCGCCACCAGTTTGCTTAAGGATGCCTGCAGGGATGGCGCTCGATGCGTTGCGAAACCGTGCAGCCTCTAGTTTTAACGCAGTGGCAACTGATTGCTGTGACATTGACGTAATGCCCTGAATAGGTGACAAAAACTGCACCACGTCATCTGGGTTTAGTTCGCCACCGCTAAAAATAATTTGTTTAGATGGCGCAAACCAGACCGGACCTGACTGATCAAGAGTTTGACACATCGAGGCAGGTAAACGGCTATAGGACGCGGGAAAACCGTCTGCTGTGCGTGACGTGATGTACCAAAATGCGCGGCCATAAAAAAATAGATCGTCAAAAGTCCACGACAAAATAAAGTTGTTTGGCACGGATGGGTCAATACGGCGCAACCAAGTACGCGGCGCTTCTGGAATTTTCTCCATCGTTTCGCCGTTCCACATTTCTTTATACATACGCAATGGCATACAGCCAATTACCGATGCGATTAGGTCGCGTGCGCGGCTAACGGTAGGCACAGACATTGCAGCGTTGCGCGCTTCACCCTCTGTGTAGTTGTAGTAAACGCCAACCATTGCAGCGCCACCGTTGTTAGACGATGCGGCATAAGTACCTGTGTACCCTGTGCCAGCGGCAGCGGCTTTACCTGTTGGCGGCGAAATAGCGGCCTTAGTGACTTTGTTAAATAATGCCATGTCTTTAGTGTGTCACAGTCTGTGCGGTTTGTGGTGGCATCGGCCCGGTATGCGATGCGGTATCCCGACGATAAGCAAGCCATCGAGCCGATGCCAAGACGAGCCTACTGGTTAGACACAACCAACATTGGTTTGCCAGATGATGTGGGTCGGCTGGTTAGAGCTGCTGCCCAAACCATGCAGCGCGCTAACTCAATCGGGCCAGGTGATCGTTGGCTAGATAGCGCAATGCTGTTTTGTGAGCGAACAGCAACCGCACGGCTGACGTGTTCGGCAAGTTGGTTGCTGCCGTCATGCCATAACAGTTTTTCGTTAATCATGTTTTTTACTGACGGCGTAAATTTAAGTATCTCGCCATACCCAACGACTACCCTGCGGCGCTCTAGAGATAGCGGCCAGTGGTTGTCAACGGTTGGTGTAATTGCAAACTTGATCTGTGGGTTAGCGCACAGGCGCTCTACGTGTGCCAGCATTTCGCTAAATGTGTCTGCCACAAACTCGACTGTTGCCACCGTACGGCGATCAGGTAAAGCCACGCAACGCACAGCAAAATAGCGTGTGTCATCAAGGCTTGTCTCGATCGCTACCGTGCCGCCGTCTGGTATCTCGCCCTCGTACTGCAGAGCAGGCCATTGACCCGGCTGTATCCATGACTTGTCGCTAGCCACCCACAAGTTACAACTGGCGCGCAGAAACGCGGCTCGATCAGGGTTCTCCGACTCTGCCAGCAACGTGGCTTCGGTCAGGGTTATGCCTAGCGCTGGGTTGCCGTACACCCAAGCCTCTGGGGTCATCGGGTTTATGTCTGGTGGCGGTGACCACTCTGCAAAATAAAACGATGCGTTTTTGCCTGTGTCAATAGCGCGCAAACCTTGCTCACGCCAACGCAACATGGCTGTGCTTGCCTCTGTGCCAGCCGTTGACCACATAGACAACAACGGTGAAACCTGTGCGCGTTGAGCCGGCAACAGTCCGCCGTCAATAACCTCACGCGAAATATCCCACATCTCATCGGCCACCACCAGAGATGGGCTAGTGCCGTGACCCACAGAATTGTTGGCGGCGCGCACCAACCATGTTGAGCCGTCTGGCATCGTTACTCTGTTACGCCCATATGATTTCATTAGGGTTGCGTTAAAACGCTGTTCTAAGATCGGTGACAATTCATCAAAGAGCATTACTGCCAGATCGAGTCTGTGCGCTGTAGATAGCACGGTTTGTTTCTTGCCACGTATCTTTGGCATCTCTGTGAGCCACCAGCCAACGAGCGCCATTAGCGCAGTGGTCTTACCGCACTGGCGCGCCGTAGAAACAAGGCTCACACGGTTAACTAACTCAAAGTTTTCGTCATAAAGCAGCTGACCGTCAAGCGCGGTGTACTGCCAATCCATTAACTCAACGCCCAGATGCTCACTGGCAAATTCCCTAACTTGCGGCGCGAACGATCCCACGTGATCAGGCCTCGATGTTTGCAATCGTGGCTGCGCATGACCAATCCCTGCCGGTACTGGCTGATTAGGGCTGATTGGGATAGACAAGAC